GTTTGGCATTACACCCGAAAATGTACTCGAGAACTGATTTGAAGAATTTGAAACGCGCGGGCGTTTGTTCACCCACCATTGCCGATATCCTCGGCACAATGAAAGGTCAAACAATCCCCGAACCCCTTGTCCTGAACTGTGGTCTCCAGTCGCTACGAAGCGTGATGCTTGCTACTGGCCTAGTTTTTGACGCACAAACCATTATGGGAATAGCCACGCAGACAAACAACGATTTCGCTGTTTACAAACCCCAATTGCCGGCAGTCGGATTTGCCAACATAGGCCTCACGGTATCTTTTATGTTTGCACAAATCCTGCGACTTGCCCTCGATTGTGACATCATCATCTGCATGCCTCGTCCCTACCACCATTGCCGCATTGTCCCTGGTTCAGGCGGATCGCCCCCCGGAACCCTTTTGCCCCAAACCGCTCACACCTTGTATTTGGATGTTGAAGCCGGCCATTGGGAGCACTTCGACAATGCAGCCCAATCAGCCCCCTGGAATGACGTTGGCGCCGACACCGAAACCGACGAATATTTTCCTCAACACCATGCGAGGACCTGGATCACCAAGTGCCAAGCCTTTCAGTCTCTTTACCTTGAGTCGGAATTTATTCCAACAGGTTGTGAGCGCTTAGCAGGATGGATGTTCAATTACTTGGCAGCCGTCACAGGCGGCAACCAGTCCGCATCACAGCCTGCAGCCACCACACCCGTTGTGGCCGCACCGGCTCCAGTGGCCCCGCAAGCCAACAACCCTCAGGCCAACGCTCAGCCCGTAGCAGCCCCGGCTGGCGTCCAGTCTTCAGCTTCCAATACTCCCCCTCCTGCCACTGCCGCGCCCCCTCTTGCCACGCAAGCTTCGGGTGGCCCTGGGCGTGGAAACGGCGGCGGAAAGAGGAGCGGCGGACGAGGACGAGGCAACAACACGGATGTTGCCGCACGACCGGCAGCTGTTCCCGCAGTTGCCAATCCACGGGCTAGCGCCAAGCCTTCCCAATTTTCGGATCTTGCTGTGAGAGATTACAATGTGTACACTCGCTCTGTCACTTCCGACGATTGGAACCAGTTTCAATGCGATCCGCAAACCCTTCCAAAGGGCAAAGCACACCCCTACTTGCATATGGGAAGAGATAAATTGTCCGAGCATATTAACTCTTTTGATCTAGGCAAGGTAGTTTGGGTAGTCGGCGGGGGAGGATCACACGAGCTGATTTTCGTTCGCGAAACCACCATTTTCTTCTGTCCTTCGGAACACACAGTTCCAGGGGGCGACTCTAACAAAGCTTCACATATGCACGAAGTGCTTACGGCACTGCCCAACGTTGAGATGTCACAAACTTTGATTTTGAATCATAACGCTTCTCTCTATAAAACGGCAGACGGGTGTCATGCTTATGTTATTGATGCTACTCTGGACATGGTTACTCCGCAAGACATATACAATCATCCACCCAATTCCGTGATAATGATCGACGTTGCCTACTACTTGAATAGCAACATATTGGAAAATCGCTGTTTGCTTTCTCTTAGGCATCTACGCATGGCATTACTCATGGGATCTCTTTATTTCTCCCTCCATTGGAATCCATTAACAGGTACATATGAATTCCGGGACGAATTGAAGATCTTTGCTAGCAAAGAAACTTTTAAAACAATCGTTGCAGACATGCGCATGGGGCAAAAGTGTGAAACCGAATACGAACACCCATATAATCCAACGCGATTAGTCCTCGGGAATGCTGGCCACACTGTTGGAGCGGTCGGATTCACCATGAATTATGGGGAAGGTTTTCATTATTCTGCAAAACTGATTGGACACTTTGCCAAGCAATACCAGTTACTTTTGTACAAAGCACATGTTGTAGGCACTCGCACAATGGACGAAATTATCCAAATGTCGCGTGTGGTTGCACCTAAGACACTGGACACCACTCCAGCTTACACCACTCCGCCACAACATCGTGCGGCTATGGTCGCCAAGCTTCCCTCAATTACTGTTACAAATGTTGTAGATTGTTTCGCCAACACAGGGAAAGACGGCCAAGCCATTGCAACCAAGTATGGTGCTACTTTACACTCCAATGACTCCGATGAACTCTGCGTCAAGTATTATGGACTTACAGAGAATTTAACCATCGACGGGTATTATCAGGTGCGAGCTAACAGGAGTTCGACGGAACTTATTTATTGGGATCCGCCTTACTACTTGTATAGTAGGCCTGAATACATTCCCAGTGTAGTCGAAGGAGATGCACACACTGTGGTTGTCAAACACCCAAAGACCGTCGCAATTCCGGGTTTTCGTAACCTATACTCATGGGACGGCCACAACATTTCAATTTGGACCAGGGCTCTTGAAACCACGGGACAAGCAACTGAAGCTGTTGTTGACTTGGCCATGAGCCACATTATTCGCTCTGGTAACACTGCCGACACAATGACACGCATCGCTCCGGCCCTACGAGCTACAGGCACCCATTCTATCGGTGCCACGGCAGATGTCATCCAAGCAGCACTAACTCGTATCGATGCGACCAACACATCGAGCTCCCTGGCTCCACAAACCCCCACTCCACTACCTAACCCAGGCAATGGAGGTCCTCCCGACGAGTGGTGGGTTCAACTCCTTCGAAAAATAATAGCTTCAACTCCAACATGGCAAACCGTTGGGACTGTTACAGTTATCGGCGCTCTGGGAGTTAACAATCTCAGATATTACCTGAAGCAGTATTACCTTCGCCATTGCCTACAGGACGAACGGCTGTCAAGGGAGGACCTCCTCAAGTTGTCGAAGATGTCCATTGACTTTGAGACCAACCGACCTTTCAATGAATTGCAAAATCCCTTTGATGATTGTGCAACGGGGTGGTTCGACCGCCCTGTTTCACTTGACGACATGGATTGGACTGTTGTGCTACCGGACGGGCAAGTTCAGCTCTACATCCGCCGCACCCTTTCCTTAGGCCTGCAAGTTGGCCGTACAGTTGTCACGCAGCTTATGATTTATTTGCTGGAAAATTACACATATGGGTCTGTGCGATTCGTTGCGGGGTGCCTTGTTGGGCAGGATGCCAGTGTATCCATGCGCACTCTCAGCAATAGTCTTTGTTACTTGTATTCTGTAGGGATGGGCAGATTGCCATGCTCATCCACCTTGGTAGCTTCTGCTGCAGTCAACACTGCGGTGGCTGCCTACACTGGATACAGAATATTCAAATCCCTCAAAAGGGTGCATGCTGCTCGGCCATCTGAGCACGAAAGGTTACATCGCAGTCATCCGTTTTGGGGCATTTTGTGGGAAGAAGGCATCTTTCTGGCACCGACATTATGGAACGTCTACACGCGGTCCGCGGATGTCATTGCATCTTTCCCTGTGCCTATTTGAAGGTGCGGGGCACAACCGTGCGCGGTTGTGTCCAAGCCCCATGATCCCGGATGGCATGATCAAGTTCTGGAGAAAATGGACAGTTTGGCAGTATGGTGCCGAGAAGAATGGTTTCGACTATCCCTAGCGTGCGCCGTTTTGCTTGTCCCAATGCAACCGTTTGATGTGCCGTCAGTTGCATATCGCACGCCTGCCGTGTGCCCCAGACACCTGCCTTTTACGCACCTTGACCACGAACTACCTTTGGAAGTCAAATTGCTACTTGCCCACTGCATCAGTAAACCATGGGACGAATTTGTGACCCTTGCTAAGGAGTTAGATGTTCTGCGCTCTAAAGCCTATGACATCAAATTCTACAGATACAATTCCCCTCGCAAGTTGGTTGATTACGTGCATTATATGGACCACAATCCGTGTCGTTGCAGTCCACATTTCGTCGACAACATGGCAGCACCACTCGTCATCGGGGAAGAGCTGATACAACCGGCCTTCACCTATGAACATTGTGATTGTGCCCGACTGTCTAGCCTGGGGCGCACTACCCAAAATTGGGATGAGCATCCGGCTGACTACGAGACGCTTATCGGCATAGCTAAGCTGGCTTTTATTATGTTCGGCCCAAATGCCACCGGGTTCTATGTTGAACGTGGCAGTGACATCCACTACGTCCCACCTATCACCAATGTCGAAACTTTGAACATCAACGAGTTACAAGACTACATGCGGAATAAGGACACTTACAACAAAATGGAGGCATCGTACTTTGAGTTTGATGACCAATCTAAGTTGGGAATCGACGTCGATATTTTCTCAAAGAAATATGAATTGTACAAATCATTGCAGAAATACCCCCGTGGAATCTTCAATGTGTGCGATGCTGCCAAGTTGGAACTGGCTTTGTTCTGGTGTGCTTTTGACCTTAGGGTAAGAGCCACACTGAATTTCCCAATGTGGACAGCTGGCTACGCCTACGGGCAGGTCAACCATGTGTTGATGGCTTTGTTGTTATCGAGATTGCATCAAATGATCACCTCCGCCGATTCCTCTTCCCACGACGGGCATTGGTGTATTTTCCTTCTTCGCCTAATGATCGAGATCCAAAAGCTTATGGATCCGCGTGAGATTGATTTTACAAGGCACGTTAGCGGCAAGAGTACTATGCGGCTGAGTGATGGCTGGAAAGTGAAAATATTCATATTCGGACTGTTTAATAGCGGCCATATCGTTACCTACATTTGGAATTCCATAGTCATGATGCTTATCGGCTGGTACAGCAGTTGGCGTCATTGTGGCTTTGAATATTACCATGGACCCCGCGGTTATCTTCCCCTTATTCGCAATGATGTACTTGCATCTGGGGATGACACGATCTTTTTGGGTCCCACTTGCGATTGGGTATATTATTATGCCCAAGCAGGATTCAAGCTCACTCTGGGGTTTTCAAACACTTTCACAATGGAATGGCTATCCAAGATTTTCACAGTCACTTCCGACGGAGTTGCTTCATTCCGGCTCCTAGGAAAATTAATCAACCGGGTGTTGTATCAAGTAAACAACGAAACAACTACGCTACACGACTGGGCACGGTTCATGGGGAAATTGGCGTGCTATTTGCATGATGCCGAAGGAGTTCCCATCGCTCAGGCTTTTATGCGATGTGTTGCACAAGCCGTGCTATCCCGCTTGCACGTTTACGTGTTATCTGACATTTATAAAGCTATGGACAAGCAAGTCAGCAAAGGGACAAAATACGTCCTTAAAGCAAAAGGATATCAGGACATGAAGCAA